AATAACTAAAATCATAAAAAATGGCAATTCATAAGATTTCAATTTGTTTGTCTGATGTTGACGAAGATCGTCTTCAAGAAGATAAGAATGGTAAAATATGGTTAAGTGTAACTATATTCGAAAGTCGACAGTATGTTAAGCTTCAAGATAATTTAGAGGTTTTTCAAACTGCAACTGTTGAACAACAAAAAGCAGGCATTCCTCAACAAAGATTAGGTAGAGGTCGAACTGTTCATTCCAATAAGTAGACTTAAAACCTTTCATCCCTTCATGATAAATAATTCTACAGGGCCGTCCATTAGTTTTGTGTCATAGTTCTTTTTGATCGATTACTTTCAATTGCCATTTGAGATCGATCTGGGCGGCCCTTCTTTTTTCAACTGAACTTTTCTGTCTATTTAGGTAAAAGAAGTTATGCAATTCGGTTACCTAATCATTATTGAAGATCAGATCCTATGTAAGGTGGTTCGTCGAATTGGTATGATTGGCGATTGGCCAACGGGTACAAAGGCGGTACTATGTACAGCTAGAAATGCAAATCAACATGTACTCTACGAGCTTGAAAGGTTTAAGCATGATTACCTCATTCATGGTGATAAGGCCCTACCCAAAACAATCAAGGCCGTGTTTGATGACTACTTCAAGAATGGTACAAAGGTTGTACCAGTAAAGATCACAAGACCAAAAATGGGTAAAAAGGGCGGCATGCCACCCGGTGTAAGTCTACTTGAACGTAAAAAGGACGATCCTGAATGGCAACCTGTTAGATGTGAACACTGCAATCGAGTCATGAGACGAGCGCTATGGCGTAAGCGACATGGCGATGTGTGTCAATTCAAGGGCATGAAGGCGGCGCTCGATGCACCAGCTAAGGACGGAAGAATAATGAAAGTTACTAAATGCGAGGGCTGCGGAGACCTTTTCAAAGGACCCTCAATCGGCAGTCATCGTAAGAAATGTGCTAAACTTAAGGAGCGAAATCAAATGGACCATCAAATCCATCATCAGGGCCTTCCTGAGACTCCTGGTCATCCTCCGGTTTCGGTGGAATAACGATCTTAATCGGACTATCAAAGGTGATGTCCTGTGAAACCTGTTTGGGAATTACGAAAGGACTTAATTTAATCAAAAAGTCTAGAGCTTTAGATGGATCTCGTCTAGCAGTCTCATTCAACCACTCTTGAATCGAATCTAAATTACCTTGAATTAATTGAGTGTATCGCTCTTTTATTTCTTTGGTTGCTTTGTTTGGGGTACCCTTTGGCCTTCCTTCTGGATTGCCTGATACTCCCTTGACCCAGTCTTTGTTTGGCATGATTTTTCTAGATATAGTTTTAAAAGCTCCGAATTCTTAACAGTCGGACAGTACTCTTTCGAGAGTTTTTTCATAATTAGTGGTTTTAGTTTGCAGGCCAATCTCCGCAACCGTAACAAGGTTGTTCACCGTAGGCTCCTCCACCGTAGTAAGGACCTCTTTCACCGGTACCATAAGGATAGTTACGATACTTCTTCCAGTTGAAGAATTTCGAATTGGTTTGAATGCCTGAAAAGTAAGGAGTCTTCTTGTCGGGTAGCGGTCCGTCGAGAGGATTTGGGCTCACCCATGCTGGATAATCGTTTTGATTGTTCCACAAAAAGGTCTGCATCAATTTGGTGTATGATTCAGCAACTGAACGAACCTCATTCTGTAAGAATTTAAGTTCATCTACTGTGATGCCGGGTGCAGTTTCCGAATTGGGTGCAAGAATTGACTTATTGAAAATCTTGTACTTCAAGAAGGGCAGAGCATGGTATAGAGAATAATTACATAATAAGGTACCAATATAATTATCAAGCAGATAACGATTCGCAACGGTTACCGAGCTCGCAAGAATTTGATCTTGCAGTTGTTGGTAGAAGGTGGCTCCCAAATAGTTCTGTAAATACAAATCTTGACTTTGTAAAACATAGGGTTGTAGATCGTCAGGCGATACTGATTGGTGAATCGATGTAAAGCTTTTTAGTTTCTCTTCGGAAACCATTAATACGTTATAAGCTGACATGAGTTATTAATTTATTTTTTCTAGTTTGATGACCTTTTCTAATTATTTCAGCTCTTTTTTCTGAATCAAATTTAGACCATCTAGTCTTAGCCGAGTTACTATTAAGTATTGATCGTTCTTCAGAAGATAATGAATCCCAACGCGATTTAATTCCTATTGCTGCAGCTTTTAATGTTTTACTTCGATCTGTAATCAATCCATATTCCAATTGAAGTTGTTCCTCTAGCTCTCTAGCTTCTTTTAAGGTTTCAACCTCTGCTACAATATTCATTAATACATCTTGACGACCATAGAATTTACCTCTACCTGTCATTAATGGCTTATCTTTAACGTGTTCTTTCCAACGACGTTTAGGATTATTAGTTTGACCAACATATTCAACGGTTCCCAAAGAATTTACTATTTCGTATACGTGTTTCATGATGTTAATATACTTTAAGGTTGAGTTACACTAGTTTTATCTCCACCAGTTTCTTCATTTATAGTTTTACCTAGGGTCTTACCCTCTTCGAGCACATTATGCGGTTGAATGTAAAGATCAGTTTTGTAACCGTAATAACCAATTAGATTGTTAAAAACCTTTAACATTGATTTTTGAATTGGACGAATACAGGTCGCAATGAAGTGATTGTAAGAAACCATTAGTTCATCCGCATTCGAAGAGAAACCTCCACCTGCTCCCTCATGATAGAGACCAAGAAGTAGAGGACTCGTGATACGGTGTCCTGTAAGGATTCGGGTGGTTATACGTGACTCCAATGTGGTGTAATAGGTATCATTAGCTGAGTTAATTGGAATGACATCGGGTGCATGCTCCTTATCCTGAGAGAAGGCAATGAATGCCTTACCAGCATTCTCTGAACCACGATAGGCCATGGTCAATTCATCGTAAATTTCTTGACGCTCTTCAGGTTCTGGAATTCCATTATTTAGGCCAATGAAAAGGCTTGGATTCAAGCTATTCGCAAGATTTGAGATGTGGAATTTACTCACCTCAATATCGATTTGAATATCGTTGATTGAGCCAGCGTATGAAGGCATTGGATAGAACAGGTTACCGGGCTCGTAGTCAAAGAAGTAGAGAATTTGACTTGGTTCTGTCTCAGCCTTGGTTGGATCGTATGCTGGATACTCAATGAACTTGAATTTTCTCCAGTTACCCCAATCCGCGCAGTAGTAGTACTTGGAAGGAGCATCCTCTTCTGGATGAATGTGACCTGATCTAATCTTAGAGAAGTCAGCATGATAGAATTCGGCAATGCCGGTTCCCTCATTGTTCCAAATGATGTTTAGCGCGAATCCACCGAATGTGATGTAATCCTGAGCGCATTTTTCGAATACCTCGTCCCAACTTTCCTTGGGATTGGCTCTACGTAGAACGTACTGTTCGTCTGGATTAGAGGTACGCAGACCCTCACCGATGGTAGCGTCAATTTTTGATTGGATTGCGGTACGATTGATGGCCGACTTATAGAAGAGACTGGCCACGAATTGAGGATAGAGATTATCATCGCCATAGCTAACCCATTTCCTGTCCATACGCTCGATGAAGGTCGGCATGTTGGGCTGAATTGGATTAACCGAATAGAATGCGTGTTGTTTCATTTGTGCTTTATTTTATTTAGATATAAGATCTCATCAAGGTGTTAAAATGATCTCATGGGCATCACCCAAGGTCTATTGCAACCCAACGGACAAATAAGTCTTTTTGGATATAAAAAGTCTATACCGGTGGTCCATCTTAAATTGGTAACACTATCAGTCGGATCCGCTGGCCATTGTATGCTACTCCAATAACCTTCAGAGATTGGTGGAGTTGTTGTATTCCAGACTCCCAATGAGGTTCTATTGGTCCAAACTTTGTAGATTTCTGCATAATTAGGTAAGAACCAATCACTATAACCTCCCTCATTTAAAGCCCAACAATAACCCGCTGGAAATGCAGAGTTGGTACTTGTTTGAGTTATGATCTCCTGAGTATTATTGTAACCTTGA